CGCACTGAGATTCGCTTTTGTTGCTCTGGCGACAATTGCCTATTTGGCGATAAGATCTTTTGAGGTTTTAGCGGATTTTGATGCAATTGGTGGTATTCTTTCTGATAGTTTCCTCGTTGTTACTTGGATTACTTTGCCACCTGTATCTACACTGCCGTCGCAATGACTTCGCTGGGTTCCAGTGGTGTTCTTGCCGCGTTTGCAGAGTTTATGCAAAATTCAGAAGGAACGTGGATGCTCCTGTGCATTTTACTAATTTGTTTGCTGAGCGCCTTTTGGAGCGCCTTGACGCGCAGATTCAGCGAGGTGCGCACTTCATTGAAGGAAATGGTGGATCACAGTATGGCGTCGATCGCGTTGTCGGTCGAGACCAATCTCCGCGCCGCGAGGGCAGATGCCATTGCGGAAGTGAGAACTGTGACGGCGGAAGCCCGGGCTACGATGCAGACTATGCAAGCCCGTATCGAGGAGCAAGTGTTGCGTGGGCGCCAGGTAGTGGAAGCCCGCGTGGACGCGGTTCACAATCAAGCCCAGAGCCTGGTTCGGGATGTCCGAGGGGCGATTCAGCCCTATATCCCAGGCATTGTTCAAGACGGAAACGACGCAGAAGGCATGCTCAAGAAGTTGCTAACTCCCGAAACCGTCTTGCCTCTGGCCGCAATTCTGATGGGTTATCTTTGGACGACCCGTCGCACTCGCGACAAACTAGAAGCCCGCGGAACCAAGCTGAAATTCAGCGAGGGGAATGCGACTTCTCTGATGTGGGTCGGAGTTATGATGATGCGGTTTTATCACCGAGGTGATTTGAGGCTTCAAGCTGCGGCTTCTGTTCTAGCCAAGGTCGCTGGTGAGTCGATGACCACCGTCAAGGCGTTGTTCTCTGTGAGAGACGCCGTAGACGGTGTAGGCAATCTATGCGAAGATATTTTCTCCCTGTTTGGTGATACCTTGCAGGGCGCTGGCGATGATGAAAAGAAGGCCGCTGTGGAAGAACTCGTCAAGGCTGCTGTGGAGCAAGCTGACGTTCTGAGCGAAGATGATGTCGTGAACATACCAGGTGATGAGGCCCCTGCTGTCGCAGTGGGTCCAGGTTTGCCCGGTTCATGGCATGAGATGAACTTCGTGCGGGGTGGCGTGATGGCAGATGTTGATCCGTTACCACCTCGCTCCACAGGGGATTGCGCTGTCCCCTTACCAAAGTCCCCCCAAACGCCGCCCGATTCAGGAAAGCGTGCCGCTCACATGGAGTCATTGAGAGTGGCGTGGGAGGGTATAGAGGAAAAAGCGAAACAATTCGAGATTGTCGATACCGAAGAAGCGGTGCGGCGAATTCGCGATTTCGCGAGTCGTGACCCGTACCTCTCTGGTAAGGTCAAGGAGGAAATTGTGCAATCCAGACTCAAAGTGTTGAGTCGTGGCCCCCAGTTGGGTCACTGGATGTGCAACCTTGGCCTTGAAGGGTGTGCGATGCTATTTGTGTCTACATCTCTGAAGGTCGACGACCAATTCTATCTGACTGCCCATGTCAGCGATTATGATTGGCACAGTGGCTGCGTTTGTAATGACGCAGAAACACATGTCCATCTGCGCTGCTCGCGGTGTGCTAAGCCCCAAATTGTGGGCGAGGCGATCACGCGTGTTCAAACTGAGGAGATGATGAAGAGCCACAAATGTAATGTGTTGCTCCCTCAGGCTGAAACGTGGAAGACAGCAGTGTCTAAGATTCCGAAGCTACTTGCTCCGGCGTTCATGGTAATGTTCGTCGTGTGGATCTTCAGTCGGAAGAAGAAATCTCAACCGTGCACAGTGTGTGGGAAAGTACACGCACGTGGGGAAGTGTGCCCCATGGTCCAGCGTCTGCGAGAAGGCAATGACAAAGGACCTGATGCACTGGAAGGTCGCGGAATGCTGACCCGCCATCGTGCGAAAGCCGCTGGTCGCGTTGCGAAGGACGACTCTGATGTGGGCAAGTCTGCCCCTAGTCGCCCTCGTGGTCATGACATTGGTCACGATGAGTTGAAGATGTACTCGTATGTTGACCCCGTTCTGAAGCGAAAGATTCTGTGGTGGACCTCTGGCAGTAGCGATGCTGATTTGTCAGAAGCGAAAACCTACATGAATGATCCCGAGACCAAGCAATTGGTTAAGGTGCGCGTCGCCGATGCCGGCAAGTATATTGTCGGCGAGCTCCTCTCCCTGGAGAGGTTGATTTGGGCGATGCGTAGGGAGACGATCCCCCCTCAAGCGTCCCGCACAGCCGAGATGGTTGCTCACTTGTCGAAGTGGGCTCACCAATGGGCGTTTTTGGATCCCAACGTGGAGCCGAAGGCGCTGGGTGAGATGCGGAACCTGATGAAGGGGGCTATCGCTAAAGCGCGGCTCCGCAGGAACGACGCTCTTCAGGACTGGCTTGAAGAGCACGCCACTGACAAGAGTAACCTGGACGTCAAGCGGAACAAGCAAGGCGTCTCGGAAATTCAGTTCACCGCAGTGGGCGGTGGTGGCGGTCCCAAAGTGTTTACGGTGCGAGTTCGTCCGTTGGATGAGACGGAAGCGCGGTTGTCGGAGACGAAGTTAACCGACGAAGAGATGGCGACCGCGATTCGCTTGAGTTACGATGGCTATGATGTCATGACGGCAGAAGAGATGCTATCGCACGACAAGCACGAACTTCAACATGTGAAGAGCCAACTTCGAGACCGGGCTGCCAAGCTTCCTCAAATTGATGAGGTTGATAGCTTGGTGGGGGCTGTCGATGCCCAACCTGATGAGTTTCATGATAAGTTGGCTGCTCTCGTCAAATCACTCATGGAGAAGCAGAAGCTGCAACAAGCTCTAGAGAGTCGAATCCCTGGCACTGCCAAATTCCGACTTTTTCCCGAGCAAAATTGCATGCGTCTCCTCGATGAAAACAGGAAACACCTGCAGTTTGTCATCTATATGAACGGCAAGCTGATTTCCCAACACCATTCGGTGAAAGGAGGTGCTAAGTACATTCGTTCTGGCACGTGGGAGATACCTGTGGGCAGTCTGGATTGGATTCCATTCGAAAGCTGCCCTGAGATGTTGATGGCGAGACCCCCGAAGGAGATTACCATGTCTAGCGCATTCGATTACGCTGTTCCTAAGATGTCGGAGCAGGTGATGCTTTGCAGCTATGATGACTTGGATCGTCCTAATCCGTGGAGAACAGGCACGCCTACTTTGGTAGGATCCGTAGTCCCTGGTTGGGACTGTGACGGAAAGTTGCCTCACAAGATCACCGTTCAGCAGGCACTGAACTCGACTGAGAAAGGAGAGTGTGGTTTGCCGTTGACGAACGCTGCTGGTCGTGTGGTTGGGTTCCACGTGGGCACACATGGCACTTTGAACGCTTTTGTTCCAATCACTGAAGCGATGATCGCAGAATTGAAGAGTGATATTTTCAAGCCCAAGCCAAATATTGGCGCCGGTAAATCCTCTGTGGAGAACCGGAAGGGCCTCACCCCTGATGATGAGGAGTGGGTCTGCAAGAAGTGCGATCAGAGCAAGCCTGGGCACTATCCTAACAAGTGTCCGACCGACCCGAATCGGAATTCCCAACGGGGCGGGGCAACAGTGAAGCGGGCAGCTAAGAAAGAGGTGAAGCCTCGACTCGAAGCTGCGGATGCGCCGAGCGAAGAGAAGAAAACGCCCGTGCGCAAGGACGATGCGAAGGTCAAGCGAAAAAACTGACCAGCCCCCAAGTACCGCACTTGGGGGCAATCCTAGCACGAAACGGCCATCTGAAATTTTTGGTGGAAGAGGTCGAGCCGGACGTCGATGATCCTTTGCCCTATTTGGGCAAGGTAATGACTCCCGGAAATTTAGTGCGAGGACATTGCATTGATCCTCATCTGTATTCAGCATACCTCGAGTTGGTGGGCCAAGGTGAAATTGAGCCAATTACCGACGAGTACGCTTGTGCGATAGCTGACCAAGACGCTGAGATAATCGCCCTGCGCAAGTATTCGCGGCACCAACCTGAGTTTTCCGATAAAGCAAAGCGTCACCTCTTCCTGGCACAAGAGTGGTGCATCGAGTCCCTTCGACCTTATGTGAAAGGCAAGATTGCATCATGGGAGAAAGTATTCTCTTACATGAAGAAAAACACTTCTGGTGGCGTCGAGGCGTGCTGGTATGGATGTAAAACTAAGGCCGAGCTGATGCGAGACTCGGAGTACAGTCTATTTTTCGCGGAGTACTGGTCTAGCCTATTTGGCCCTGATGACCCAATGTACGCCTTCGTTAAATTGATCATGAAGAAGGAGATTCGATCGATGAAGAAGTTATCTTTAAATGATCAACGCATCATTTCATGCATGCCGTTTCATCATGTGGCCGCGTCTAACGTCTTTGAGCTTGAGTTCAACAATTCTTTTGCTGAAACCTCCGGTAATCACTGGGGAGTGGTTGGTATACCACTAGTTCATGGCGGTTTTGACGCGATCATTAGGAGGCTGAAGAAGCATAGCAACGCCGCCGAGTATGATATAACTCAGAATGACTCCACTTTCTATTTGTTCTTACAGTGGATCGTTTTTGGAGTCTACGTGGCGCTGACTGAATTGCCCAAAGGGGAAGAAGTCGCTTACTTCAAAGCTTGGCAGAGGTTGTGGTTGCAAGGTTGTTGCGGCCCGATCGTTCTGTCAGACGGCAGTGTGTACTGGCTATCTGGCTTCCAGAATTCTGGGAGGAACAACACTCTGGTTGGTAATTCCATAGAGTCGTATATCCGGATGGCTGCTGCATACATCGGCCTACACGAAGAGGAGTTTGGGGAACTCCCCTCCTACAATCAGTTCAGGCGAGACGTTGAGCTTGCCATTGTGGGAGATGATGCCAACATTTCGAAGTCACATCTAATCACTTGGATGGAACCACAGAGGGTGGTAGACTATTTTTGGCAAGAACTGCACCAGATTTTGAAGGATCCCCATGGTGTACCCATGCCTGCTGAGGCCTTGGAGTTTCTGTCGCAGAAGCCACTACTTGTGGAAGGAATGTATCTGCCCCAGTTGAATACTGAAAAACTCCAGGCTTCTGCCCTGTACAATGCGGATCACGCCGGCGTTCTTTACCAAATGGAGCGTCTGGCTAATATTCGCATCAATTCATGGCCCAACGAGAGACTGCGCAAATGGATCACGAAGTTGCTTCTCTATTTGCAGAAGCGCTACGAACCTCTATTTGAGGGATCCCCAGAGTGGGAGGTGGTCAGATCAATGATCATTCCGGAATCACAAATCCGGGAACTCTGGATGGCTCAGAAGTCCCCCAGTACTGATTTAAAGAATGAGTCTGGCGTCGGTCGAGCATTGGAATTGTTGAGGCTGTACAGTGGCACTGACGAGTTGCATTCGCGAACTATGACTAAGGGTCAGGCAAAGGGAAAAGGTGGGGCCGCACCTAAGAAGAAAGCGGTCAAGAAGGCGGTGAAGAAGGCTGCGAGAGCCGTTGTCCAAGGTTCAAAGAAACTTGGGAAGACTATGAGAAGTCAACCTAAGCGTCGAATGACCGAAGTGGCGGCGGCCTACGATTACGGGATGCCGAAGTCGTACCTCTCCACTGCCAAGGGGCGCATTGAGGTCGTGCGCGGCGCAGAGGTGATCCAGGATTTACTGGTCCCCACTGCTGCCTCTGCCGGCCCGGCGAAGATATTCAGTCTTGCCCTGAATCCCCAAAATGGCAACTTCACGAGGCTCAAAGCGATGGCTGCTCTCTACTCGAAGTATCGGTGGAAGAAGCTGCGCTTCACGTACACTCCTAAGGTGCCTACCAGCACCGAAGGCGCTATTTGCGCCTACATCCACCCGGATGTGGAGCAGCCCTACTCGTCTGCGCTGCAGGATATCCTGAATCAGCAGCAGCGAATGTACGGGGCCGTTTGGAAGGCAAACGGCCTGAGCAAGGATCCGCACTCTGCAGACACTAATAAGTGGTTTTACTGCAAGACGACCGGTGACGACCACACGACGGCTGATGGCCAACTCTTCGTCTTTGCGGACGGAGTGAGCCCAAACACCAACATTGGTGTGCTTTCATGTGAGTATGAGGTCGAGTTTTGCGACATGCAGCCTGCGGACGACGTGTTCGTGAGGGCTACCGCAGTCACTGACACTGTGACGCACACGTTGACCTACTTTCCAGCTGGTACGGGTTCTGCCACTCAGGCGAACTACGCTGGTTCTACGGGTCATGTGACCGCGGGAGCGAAGACCTACCTCCAGCTCAAGCCGGATGATACGCGCGGTTACGCGGCGCAGTTCTTCCAATGGCTCTTTCCGGATGGGAAGGACGACATTTCGATGAGCGGAGTCAACGATCCCACCGGGACTAATGGGCAACAACACAAGGAGAAGCCCGTTGTTCCGGATGAGACGAAAGGCGCGTTTTCCATCAGGGTTCCTGCTGGGAAGCACGTCTCAGTTTCTGCCGAGGGGTTGCTCGGCATTACCAACAAGACCGCAGGGGTGAACACTGCGCATTTTAAGGCTGAGTTCATCCCCGACGGCGCAGATAGTGGTGGGTCGTCGAGTACGCTTTACGACCTCATCACGTGGG